GAGAAGAAAAAATCGCTGCCTTTTTTTATGTCCTTTTTTAAAGTGTATTTTGACTTTAAATTTGCATCATAACTAATTGCATAACAACGTGATAAGCGAGGAGAGTAAAGAGCTAAAGACACTATTCATCGAAGAAGAGTTATCTCAACACGGTGAATGGCTTGCAGATGTACTGATCGAGGAGATTGAGAAGAAACGATTAACCCGTTCGCGCGAGCTGATTGATAGCGTCAACTACGAGACCTTTCATTCAGGCGAGAACCCCGGTGTAAAAGTCAACTTCTTGAGCTACGGCCGTGCGTTTGAGATCAACGGTTACAAACGCAATCGCAAGGTTGATAGCTCTTTTGCCGAGATATGGGGGCAAAAGGAGAATCGCTCCCGGAAGAAGAACACGAGATGGTATGCGATGAATATGTACGGGGGATTAAATCGCCTGATATCGAGAATAATGTACGGCTTGAGTGATCAGGAGATTGCCAGGCTAAAAAATATATTGCAAAACAGAAAATCTTTATGATTATGGAAGATAAATCTATTCACAGAATCGGCAATCACCGATTCGTTGACACGGCAGTAGGTACCTATGCTATACAGTATAGCGACGAGTACTCCTCAAGTGACTACTTCAATTTTTCATCTGCCAACTGGGATGGTGACCCGGCGAACGTGAACGGTGTGCGGGTAGTTCCCTGGGGCAAATCGAACAACCTGCCAAAACAGATTCGAGATCTGCTCGAGAAGAACAACCTAGGGCCGGGCATATTAGAACGTAAAACAGGCTTGCTATACGGACAAGGGCCGATGTTATATCGCAATGCGATCAGCGACAACGAGCGCGTTCAGGAGTGGCTTGAAGATTCGGAGATTCAGGAGTGGCTTGATTCCTGGGATTATCGCAAGTACATTCGCGATGTATTCGTAGAATATACCCATCTCAACGGGCATTTCACTAAGTATTACCCGGGCAAATTCGTCAGAATTAAAAAGCCCTGGATAAGCAAACTTGAATGCTTGCATAGCGCTGACTGCTTGCTTTGCTGGCCAGAGAACAATAGCAGGCGACTAGAAGATGTACGGCAGATACTAACCGGTGATTTAGATCATTATCGCAATATGCGATTATTCCCGGTCTTCGACAAGTATAATCCTGTCGAAAAAGAGACGGCTATCAAATACCATTCGATGCGCAGCTTCGGCCGTAACATGTATTCAATATCATCATTCTACGGCTCTATTCCCTGGCTGCAGAATGCCAATAATATACCTGAGATAATCAAATATCTCAATGAGAATCTGATCGCAGCGGCTTACATTATTCATGAGCCGGCTGAGTATTGGGCGCAAAAGCGCGAAGATATAATGGCTATCCATCCGGAGTGGGATGACGCGAAGATATACAATGAGATGGAGTTGCTCAAAGATCAGATCACCAAGCAAATTGCAGACGTGATGGCAGGCCGTAAGAATGTCGGCAAGTTCTTTACCTGCATTGACTTTGTTGACCCGGACGGCAACAAAATGGAGTGGAAAATCGAGCCGATTGAGATGAACGTAGACAAGTATATCGAGGCACAGACTAAGATATCCAGGATTGCCGACAGTTCTACCACTTCAGGCTTCGGCCTAAACCCTGCACTAGCGAACATCATCATCGACGGCAAGGGCGATTCAGGCTCGCAGATGTTGTATGCGCTGAAGATATTCTACGGTGCAGATACTCAGATACCTGAAGAGATTGCCCTAGAAGCGATAAATGACGCTATACGTATCAATTTCCCGAACAAGAAGGGCGTTTTCATGGGTATTTATCGCAAGGTAATTAACAAAGAAGATAACGTAACAGCGGCCAAAAGGGCAACTAATCAAGCTTAATATGAATAATATAAACGAAATAGAGTTTCCTGATTCCTGGGACGAAGTTCTTCCCAGCGAATTTTGTCACATTCTCAAATTACGCCACAAGTTAATTAACTTCAAAGGTGTAACCTTGGCCGACGTTAAATTAGACTGGTGCCGGTTTGTGATTCAGAACCGCGGTATTCGTCCGGTTAACAAGCAAACTGACTATTACCTCCTAATCTACAAGCTGTCACAGACACTTGAATGGATGTGGCGTGTTGATGATGAAGGTGTAGTTGAATTAACGTTCACTACAACGGCGAATCTATTCCCGGAGTGGAAGAACCTGAGAGGCCCGCTATCGCATGGGGCTGATTTGTCGTTTTCCGAGTTCCGGCATGCGGTTATCTTGTTTAATCAATATAACGAGACACATGAACCTGATTTGTTAGACTGTTTAGTCGGCATTTTGTATCGCAAAAAAGGCCCATTTTACGGCAAAAAGAACTTTGACGGTCGCTACCGTGAGGACTTTATGCCGGCACGTATCGATCTATATGCCTCACGTGTGCGGGTGATGCCGGCACACCTCAAGTACGGTGTCTATCTGTGGTTTGCCTACTTCTGTGAGTATCTGTTATCCGGAGAGTTTATTGTTGACGGCTCGCAGGTGTGTTTTGCGCCTGTTTTCGAGCGCAAAAAAGACGACTCACAGAGTGATATGCAGAGTATTGGTATGAACAGCATCTTATTCTCTATTGCAGAGAGTCATATATTTGGCAAGGTGTCTGAGACAGACGAGCAACCACTATTGAAGATTATGCTAAAGCTGCTTGATGACAAGCAACGAGCTGATTATTTACTCGATAAAACTAAAAAGCCATGATATTTAACAAGAACAACAACGGTTCCCGGGAGCTGAGAGAGCTGACGGGCAACTATTACGCGACCAACGATTTCAGTAAAATCACAGGTGAGATTAACGCGGCGACAGACGAGATTACAGAGCTGATCTCTCAGCCTGTTTATGCGACAATTGAGGGGTATTACAAGAGTGATGCCAGCGATCAGGCTGACATCATCCGCAAGTTGCAGCGACCGATAGCCTTATTGGCCACGCTTCGACTATATCAGAAGAACGACCTATCTCATGAGGATAGCGGGCGTAAAGTCAAGCTTGATCAGGATAACGAGAAGTTACCTTGGCAATGGCAACTTGATCGAGATGACACGATACATCTCGAGGAGTATTACAAGGCCGTAGACATTCTTATACGCGCGCTAAACTCTTCAGATATTCTACAATGGAGGAGTTCTAAAGCGTACAAGCAATCGCAGCAGCTTGTTATCCGCAACGGTGAGAGCTTTGAGAGTTATTTCCCTATCCAGCGCAGCGAGCGCACATACTTGCTGCTCGTGCCGTTTATCCGCGAAGTGCAAAAACTTCAGGTTGAGCGGGCGTATGGTGCCGGATGGAGTGCGCTGCTTACTGAAGACAATGACGATGAGACAGCTGCTCATTATGCAGCTTGCAAGGCAGTCGCCTTATTGGCTATGTCGACAGCGCTCAGGCGTAATCAGCTGCAGCTGATTCCTGCCGGCGTGATCAGAACCTATGTCGCTGAATCGGGAGCGATGAACAGTACCCCCGCCACGTTAGCGGATATTCGTTTGTTGGCAGAGTGGATGGCAGACGATGCCGCCACCTGGATAGATGAGATGAAGCGTGCGCGCGATGGTGTTACTTTCGAGCGCAACATCATGCCGAACAATGATCCACGCAACAAATTCATGAGACTATGAACGTAATACAACGGCCTGAAGCGCAATCATTTTGCGCGACTATGAGAGATTATATCATTGACACTGATTCGACAATTAAGTTCGCGGTCAGTTATGGTGGTGGGCTTATACTCGAGGAGGAGTACACGCCGGATAAGAATTTCAAGGTGCATATCCGCAAGCTTGGCAAGTTTTGCGAGAATGCTCTTTGGGGCGTTTGGTGTGCGGGCGAAATTGCCTATCAAAACGATGCAGCCGGCACATTTACCTTCCTGATTAACGATGTTGTAGACATGCAGTGTTTTGCCATGTTTAGTCGATTAGCAACCAAAAAAGAAGCAGCTGTTCCCGGATGGTTGAGTGAGGCCCGGGAGAAGGTAACGAGACCTAACGCTTTTGAGTATATATCAGGAGTGTTTGAGACAGGGCAAAAGGCGATTGTTACGGTACGTACTTTCGACAATGCAGTGAGCAGCGCAGATTTGTACACTCATACCGGCAGCAAGGGTGTTGTGACAATAGACGTTTCACCAGGCATCATATTCGCTAAGTTCCCTACTCTTCCTGTAGATAACATTGCGAGCTATTCTGTAATCAAGAGTAGCGACTCATACAAGTTTTTTGTCGACAAGAGCGATTACATCGACTTCTTTGTTTTTCGGTTTAAAAACGTGTACGACATGCCGGAGACGCTCTGCACAGTCGGACTAATGACGGTTAAGCCGGCTAACACGAGTGAGAATGCGTATATGTACGGAGTTGAGCGCGTGTTCGCTATCAAACCGAATGACGAATACACCGTTAATTCAGGCGTGTTTTTCCTGCCGACAGACTACAAGCTTTGGCATAACATGATGAATACGCAAGAGGCTCAGATATACTTCGATGGTACCTGGTACCCGATTGTTATAAGCAAACCGAACTACGAGCGCGAGCTTCGCAGAGGGGTGATTAAGAATGTAGAATTTACATTCCGAATGGCTGATCCGGATCACAATAACATCATCGACTTATGATTAATATCATAGATTACGAATCATGGGTGGCAACCTTACGGAGTGAGGTTAACAACCAAATGAGCCCTGACATGCAAATAGAGAGTTGTCTGCTTGCCGCTGACGCATCGCAGCTCACTAAGCGTTTGGCTGATAGAACGGGCTTTATTCTGTGTTCCAGCTTCCCTGACGCGGAACTGGACGCACGATCTGCAGATAACTACTCAGAGGATAATCGCTTGTTTTTATACATCTTGCACAAAGCGGCACCTGGTGAACTCACCTATGAAGAAGAGTTACTGCTATACGCCAAGTTGCAGGAGATTATGCAGGCCGTTAAGATGATAATTATTTCGTCTAAGGCAGACTGCAATCTGTTTCAGTTTTCCGGCAAGATACGTACAGAATGGGAGTACAACCAATTTGGTGGTTATAACGGATTGTCAATCGGTTTAAATGTGGGGGATTATGACTGAGTTATACATCGACGGCGTGCAGGTTATATTGCCTGCAAGCATGAGCACGGAGGTTAAGCGCGAGAATCCGTTTTTTACCAAGAACGGAGAGTACACGTACGACATTACAATCAACCTCGACAATCCTGTCAACAGAGGATTGTATGCGCACATCAACCGGCATAACATTGCGTCTCTTCCTGCCGGCAACCGCAATGCCATATTGATTGCAGACCACCGAGTCTATTGCAACGGCACCGAGATAATAACCGGTTGGACGGACGAGGTGGTTACTATTCAGATTGCTTCAGGCAACTCAGAGCTTAACTACTTTGTCGGC